CAGGGCCCCGATGAAGGCAAAATGTCACACTGGTACGGCAAATCAGTGGAGTACACCCCACTGGCTTCAGAGTGGAACCATGCAGCAATGTTTGGATCCATTGACTCTGAATATGCCGCTCTTCATGATCGTGCTTATGCCAAAATATTTGACAAGCTCCGAGGCAACTCGGAGGTCGTCGTCGACCTCGTCGAGGGCGCGGCGACATTGCGTATGCTGAGAAGCACCGCAAAGTTTGTTGATGGTGTAGGTAAGATCTTGTCACTGATCGACCGCGAGATTCGCAGCAGTCGAACACGGGGACAGCACGTCCTCGATTATGTGACACAGAAGTGGCTCGAGTACCGATACGGTTGGATACCGCTCGTTAGCTCGGTCTACTCTGCATTCGAGAACTTGGCGATGCAGGCTTCAAATGCAATAATACCTATCGTGGCGCGTTCTGGTTCGAAGTCAAACTCGGATCAATCGTTGAGTCTATCTGGGAACAGCTACGGCCCCTACCAGGTTCTTCAGCGAGTCTTTAAGAGCGCACGGGTTCTCCTGTCGTACAATTTCGATATTGGCGGCATGAATAGGGTTGGTGATTGGACATCACTCAGCCCCGCCACGATCGCGTGGGAACTGTTGCCATTTAGTTTTGTTGCCGATTGGTTTGTATCTATCGGCGACAGTCTCAGAAACATCGAGAACTACTGGCTGTACCGAAACAGGTTCCACAGCGGGTACGATACCTTTACCACCCATAGCATTGCTTACCGCAACTTACCGCGGCAGTTCAAGTTGTTCAAACCCGGTGACCCCGGGTACGACGCTTGGTATGCATGGGAAGAGATCTCTGGTGAAGCTTACCTCTCTCGTCAATACAAGACGCGGGTTGTTCGTACTGATCTCCCGGTCCCCCGTGGGCCGAGGTTCCGTGTAAACATCGGAGCCGAAAAGTGTCTGGATTCTGCTGCACTCCTCCAACAACTGTTTGGTAAAAAGGTGCGGCAGTGGTCGAAACTACCACCCACAGATTAGGAGCATAATATGCCCCAAGCAGCGAGCATCGTGATCGACGATGGTGCGGCCACTCCGGTTGCACACACGTTTACCCCTCTGGGCAAAGACGAAAAGGGCGTTTTCTGGTTCGAGCAAACTACACCCGCTCCGGCCAACGTCCTCGGCGCCAAACGTATCGGCCTGAGTGTCAGCCGGCCGTCGAACGGGAACCGCCTCAGCGGTAATGCCCGTGTGGTGCTTAGCCTGTGGAATCCCGTGCTGGAAGTTCTCGGCACGACCTCCAACGGCATCGTCCCTCCTCCTACCCTCGCCTACCAGTGCACCGACCGGCAAACGTTTGATCTGCCGGAACGTAGCACGAAGCAGGAGCGCAGAGACACGCGAGTTCTGATGAAGAACCTGATGGGCAATGCGCTGGTGATCAGCTGCGTCGACGACTTGCTCTCGGTGTACTGATCATGGCACAGCGTAAACAGAAGTCTAAGAGACCTGCGCCAAAGAAGCCTGGCGACGCTGTGAGTTATACCGATGGGCTCCACCGCACCTTGTGTCAAGCGGTCGCCTTTTGGGAAGAGCTAGGAACCCCTGTTGCGTTAAAGTTGGCCATGCTTGCCCGTGCTGGAGAGTATTCCCAGCTCGTGCGTGCGGCTGTCGACCCGCGACAGTACTTGCATGCCGCTGATTTCAGAAAGGATTATGCCGCTGTTAGATACCTCGCGAAAGTGAAGGGTTTGATTTCGGATACTGTCCTGGAAGAAGCAGCGCTCAGCAGTTTCAAGAATGCTGAAGATCGTTGTGCGTCGACAAACATACGTCTCATGAACGGGCAACCCCTCAAGGGCGCGGAACACCTGATTTATCAGGTACGTGGAAAGATTGCTTCTGTTTTAGGGCGTGTGGACCTCGACGAAGTTGTTGGTCTGTGCAGATGGGGTCCGGGAGCAACTGCAACCATTAGCGGTGCAAATGTACGCCCGGAAGAAAAGCTTCTTGAACCACGACTTTCCGTCACCCGGAAGCTATGGCGTTTCGCTCGCGAAATCGTCGGACGCGACCTCCATTGGTGCCGAGCGAGGCTCGGTGTTGATGTCGAAGGACCCTGCACGTTGCTTCCAAGCGAGTTCGCTTGGGTAGAGCACATGCGGGTGGTGACGGTGGACAAGGACAGTAAAACGAAGCGAACGATTGGCGCAGAGCCCACGTTGAACACCTACGTGCAGCAAGGCATCGGTCGGGCAATTCGAAAACGTCTTCGTTCGATTGGGATCAACCTGAACGACCAATCGGTCAATCAGGCGTGGGCACAATCCGCCCGCGAGTTGGGACTCTCGACGGTTGACCTGTCAAGTGCTTCTGACCTGGTCTCGTATTGGCTTGTGGAGTTGCTGTTACCACGAGCCTGGTTCGAGCTACTTGATGCGGCGCGTAGCAGTCATGCGAAGCTGCCGTGTGGTAAGGTTGTTGAACTACATAAGTTCTCCTCAATGGGGAATGGGTTCACATTCGAGCTCGAAACACTCATCTTTTGGGCCATCGCGAAGGCGGTGACTGAGGAGGTGGGAGCCTGGTCGGGTTGCGTGTCAGTGTATGGTGATGACATCATCATTCCTGGCGCCGCATACAGTCGGCTTGTGGAGGTTTTTCAGTTGCTTGGCTTTAAGGTTAACTCCGAGAAGTCATACAGCGATGGAGAATTCTTCGAGTCGTGCGGAGAACACTACTTCGGTGGTGAGAACGTGACCCCCGTTTATCAAAAGGAGTTGTTGGATGATGTGCCCCAGCTTATCCGAGCTTATAACCGACTTCATCGTTGGTCTGCTCGAGCAGCTGGACAGGTACCTGTGGATGACGTTGTAAAGGTCTCCTGGGGTTATCTGCGCCAGGCCATGCAGGTACGTGCCTACGGACCCCATAAGGGAAAGTGGCCGTCCTGCGTGGTGCCTCAAATCCCCTTTGGAAACGAAGGGGACGACGGGTGCTGGGTCCCGGTCTCACGTCTGGATGCGTACTTCTGTCCAGATAGAGGCTTCCTCTGCCGCACTGTGAAGCTTGTTCCTAATAAAGTGGAAACTGTGTCGTATGAAGCACTCCTTGCGGTGACGTTTTCGCGCGATCAGGTTCGGCACGAGCCGGAGGATAAGGTGTTCCTTTCGGTTTCACCCGGATCGTGGATCGACGAAAAATGGCGCCAGTGGCGCACGCAGGCAGTCCCGGATGTGTGTGAGGATCTTTCCTTTCAGGGGAAAGTCACACTCCGGGGCTATACCGGTTATAAAATAACCAATCGGTGGTTCGCTGTCCATCGATAGTCGCGGTACCTAGCTCCTCAAGCTAGGTGGGAGGGCCCGAG